TGCCTGCTATCGTGCAGGGTGGGCGGCTTGTCTTTCCAAGCGGTCAGCCGGACCTTGTGAGGGGTTGCCCGACTTACTGAAGGGGCCGAAGCGTTGACATTATGCTGAGGGGATTGCACCCTCAATCTTTTAACAACGCACCAATTAAATCACATATGACGCATTTTGTCAAGCATTACTTCTTGCTTCCATACGCCTTCGCATGATGAGCGATGTGGGAAAGGGTGACGGCGAGCCGGGCACGCTTACCCTCCACCCCTCCCTTTTTGGCGGCAGCACGCAGCTTACCTGCTGGAATCTTCTTCCCCTCCGGCACCCCCAGCTCTTTATGGAGAGCGCCGGGATGTTTGATGGCCCCAGCAATCCAATGCTTCGCCATCGCTACGCTCCCGATCCCGTCCCTAGCGCCGGGGCGGTGCCATACAACTTTTCATAAAGCGCGTTCACTTCCCGGACGGCTGCCTGTCGCGCTGCGGGTGTGGCATTGCGGCTGTTATACGGGTGCTTGGGATCGTTCCGAATCTCATTGATCTTGAGTTGAATTGCATCACGCGAGCCTTCGTCCTGCGTTGTGGGACCATCCCCGAGGACGATTGTGTCCTCCCCGAGCTGCGCGCCCAGGTTGGCGAAAAATTTCACCAGCGCCGGATGGTTGCCAAGGCCGGTGCTATCGAGGAGGCCTTTGATTTCATCCCCTCCCAACTCATTCACGGCCTTCACCGCAAGGGCCGCGTTCTTGTCAAAGTTCGCTCCCCACTCTTTCTTGAGCTCCGCGATGCCGGTTTCCATGCCCTTCCGGTAGGTTGTCAGATTCTCCGCTTGCGCCGCCGTGAAGCGGTCCAATAGACGCTGGGCCTGTCGAGGGTGAAGCCCTGCTTCATGTGCCCACGCCTTGAAATTTTTCTCAAGGCCCTCATCGTATGGGACACCCTCCGGCACAGCCGGGCGCTTCAGCTCGTACTTGTCGGCAGCGTCAGGCCGTCCCAAGCGCGTGTAAAACTTCCCCCACTCTTCATCGCTAGCATCGGCTTTCGGGAGGCGCACTGATCCACCCACCAACTTCTGTGCCTCAATGAACGACTTCGTTAGCCCCCCGATGTCCTTGAAGTCCTTGATGGAAGGGTCAGCACGCAATTCTTCCGGGAGGCTAGCACGCCAATCAGTCCCCGCATTGCCACCACCCTGTGCTACTGCTGCCACTGGTGTCTCCGCCGTCAAAACCGTCGCTGTCGTGCTCATTCCTCACTCGCCTCCTGTGAAATTGCGGGTTCATTAAGGCGGTCCCGCTGCCGCAGAATATGTACCAACAAATCTGCCATACCTGCTCGCGCTTCCCGATCTTTCGTTTGCTGCACCGTGCGAGTCAGATCGACAAGCACCAAATGACCTAGTGGGCCGGTGAAGATTTTGTACGGTTGCTCTGGCTCAGGCCGCTTGACCATTATTCCCTCCCTGTGCACTCGCAACCTGCGGGAGCAGCTTCAACGCCGGAGCCGCCTTCCCCGCTGCTTGCGCGGTTGTCTGTGCGTCCATGAGTTGTTGGCGCTCCGCGTTCTGCTGGTCCCTCTGCGCTCGCATCTTGGCGACGTCTTTCGGATCACGGAGCACGTGCGTTGGCACCCCAAGCACATCCGCGCTGATCCTCACCGCCTGATCGAAGTCAATCACGTCAATCACATTCGGCTGAAGGGTTGCGGCGCCCTGCACGTACTGTCCGAGACGTTCAATCCCCTCCACTTCAGATAGTCGTTGCGACTTCGCCAGCGGCCCCTCATACTGCACGTCGATGTCTGCACCGTTTTTGGTGAGAATATCGGGCGGAGGTGTGAACGCCCCCTTGCGGAACATGATTCCAAACGTGCGCTCGATCAGTGGATTCAGCAACTCGGTTTCCTGACGGCCCATCGTTGGTCCTAGCAATCGTTCCAACAACTCAAACCGTTTCGCAACCTCAAACGCCGTCATCTGCGGGCCTTGCGGCAATTCCATCTGATCGGCAAAAAATATGCGCCTAATCGACGCCTTCAAGTCACCCGCCTTAACCTGATCGTTCGAGATGGACTCACGGAAAGTCCCCGGAGGGAAAAGCGGCTGCAACGCCTCCATATCCCGCACAATCGTATTCCCGCCCGGCACGTTGCGGATCGGCCCCACCACGCCGTCATCAATAGACTTGGTGGGCATGTCGAGATTTTTCGCCCATGTCCTCAGCCCAAGCTCCACAACTTTGTTGAGGGTCTTGGTGTCCGGCAAAGCAATGTGCCCAGGACCCCTGCCGTAAATCTCGCCCGCCGTCTTTGTCCACCGGGGGACCATGAATGGAAATTCATTGAACCCACCTTCATCAATCAGATTTTTGTCGAGCATCCCAATATAAACGGAGGCAACCGGGAGATTCGTTTTCGGTGTCCCTTGCGTCGGGATGGGCTTGCCGTCGATCTTGCGCGGGAACACGGCGTGCAGAAATTCAAAGAGGTCATCAGCCTTGCCGGTGTCGAAGGCTTGCAAAACGCGTGGTCCCAACTTGTCCCTGCCCCACTTATCTACCGCAGCCGCCGCGCTCATCTTGAATGTCCGCATGAGCGTGTCTACCCTGCCCTCCGCATTCTCATCAATCACAAGGTCAGCGAGCGCCAAGGCACGGAAGATAATCCCCTTGAACGTCGATGACTCCGGCTCCTTTTCTTCTTCCAGAAGCGCCGCAGTGCCAAACGCACCCTCATCCAAGTAAACTTCATGCACCTCCGAATTAAAATTCGACTGGTTGAACACCCGGAACATCCGCTTCGCGCACTCTTCAAGCCACTCCTGCACATCCTGACTTTCATTCAACTGCTCATCGCGGATTTTCAATGAAAACCACTTGGCGGAGCGGGTGGTCAGCGTCCCATTGAGGGTAGACGCCAGCCGGTCATTCGCATCCAGGGCCGTCGAGTCGTAAAGGTGCTCGGTCTGTCTTTGCCCCGGCGCCGGTTTCAAAACAAACTGCGCCCGCCTAGGATGGATGACGTTCGCAATATCCTGCCACACCCATCTCCAAAGCTGATGCTGTTCCACCAGCCGCTTGTGCCTTCGCAGAACTGATTGGGGATCAATTGGCATTTTATCGGCCTAGCAGCAATGATGGGAGCTTTGGAGCAGCAAGCGGCGTCGGGGACGGTAGCGGATTGGTGGTCCCAAAGGGAGTCCGCGCCGGGCCAGTCAGAATCGTGGACTGCCTGCCATTCTGTGCCTGTGCTTTCGCACGGGCCGCATCCGCCGCCTGCTGTGCTGCGGTCTGCATTCCCGCCGCTGTGTCCGTCGAGGGGTCCGGGGGCAGCGTCAAAGCTTGCGGAGGCGGTGGTGCATATGTCGGTCCAAAGCTCACTTGATCCTCCGCATCCGGTTGTTGTCTCGGATCACCAAGACCATCCACACATACAGGGCTGGATAAATGGCCCAATCGCCAATGTCAATAAATATGTCACCCATACCCCAGGTTCAACCAGTCCGCTAACGCCGAAACATCACACCCGCCCGGCCAGAGGACCGGCATCTGCGCGTGATTAAGGCCCATCACAATCAGGTTGAGGGCGACACCGAAGTAAAAAATAAACGTCGGTAGGGCCAGCAAATACCAGTAGGGCACACGACGAAGAAAGCTCACTGAATTACCATGCTTTCCTCTCCCACATTTCCGAAAATACTGAAGTCCGTCATGGCGCCTTTCGGGTTTGAGCGGTGCTCCTCAAAATCTAGCGGTGCATCCATCCCACCCTGCGCCCCGGTGCGGAAAGCATCCGCGCCATGCGAGTATTCGTTGTGAATCGGCTCACCGCTGTAATCTTTTTTATCGTCATCCCACTTGCGGCGGTAGTTTTCTAGGCACTCGATTCCACGAGCGCATTTCTGCTCGTCAAACACACAGCGACTGAAAAGCCTGCGGGTGACATCAATCCCGTTTTGGAGGGCCATCTTCGGCGCGACCGACACGCCCCTGAAAACCCGCTTAAAAAACTGCTCCGTAGTTACCGCCGTTGTGAACCCCTTGTGTGACGCATCATGCGGGAGGATCACTTTCGCAATGTTGTAAGGCTTCTCTCTCACCGCCTTCGCATAAAAGTCCGCGCCCTTGAGCGAATCCTCCAAATAGTCGATGAAGCAAATTTCCTGACCAACCCTCTGGTAAAACCAGATGGCGGTAGCATCAGTCCGGCCAATATCCCAGCAAGTCCCCACAGGCAGATTGGAATTGTGTGGAACACGTGTCACCCGCTTGTCCCGGCGTGCTGCCGTTACCAAGTCACCGAAAATCG